AGAAGATTCAATCTCAGACATTACAGCACGTTCAATTTTGGAGAGAGCTTCTTCAACTTCTGCTCTTGCACCTTCCTCTTGTGCTAACTCTTGTAACTTAAAATCGTCCACTGTTAAGCGAAAGAATGGCGAGTTAGGAGGTAGTAATGCCAGCAACATTTTAGAAGATAAATTATTGACACCTCTCGCTCCAATTCCTTGGTACGGGGTGTATAACTTTGAATGTGCTGAATGACCATCTGGAGGAAGTAGGCTAGGTATAGTAAGTTCTGCTGCATCCCTAGCTCGGTCAAGGAAAGGTTGACGCTCAGACTCCAGACGCTCGTAGCGTTGGCGAATAACTGTCATATATATTTACTTCTTTGGAATGTTAATACCAGTAGGAGTAGTGCCACCTACTTGAGAATCAATCCTCAAGCTGGATGTACCTTTCTTCTTCTTGTTGGTCTGTGAACGCTTGTTGTCCACATCACCATTCTCACCAATGCGAGGTGCTGTTGGTGCAAGGTCTGCTGGTGGTGGACTTGGGGGTGCTGGCGTTGGGGCTGGTGTGGATGAGCCAAAACACATAGGTTTACTCCGTGTCGGGATTAGTTTGTACGTCAGTGACGTGTTCTAGGAAAGTAATCAGAGAATACATTCCTCGCATACTTTGAATTTCAATTTGTGATTGTTCTAAAGTTCTTTCATTGATTGGAAAGAACTCCCGAAGAGCCTTAGTTAGCTCCACAGATACTGGTGGGAACTTGTCAATAGTCATTTAGCTTCCTTATAATGCAATTATAATTACGTTTCAAAGGGGTTATATCTACCAACCCCATGAGCTTCCACTCATACCTGCGGCTGAATAATCAGTGACTCGCCCTTCAAAGAAGTTCTTAAATGAATCACCATTCAAGACCCAATCAAGCCAAGGCAATGGGTTTTCTTCAATGTTCCAATTAGGCTTTAAGCCAAGATTGGTTAAACGTCTATCTGCGATATAGCGTATATATTCTTTAACCTCTCCCGAACTGATGCCTTCCACGCCCCCCATTTCAAACGCCAAGTCAATAACGCTATCTTCAAGCTGCACTGCATTGCGATACATTTCGTAGATAGATTGTTTAAAGTCATCGGTAACAACCTCCGGATTTTCATTTATATATTCACGGAACAACTCAGTCATTCCAGCTACGTGCATGGTTTCGTCACGGATACTCCATTCAACAATCTCGCACATGCCTTTTAGCTTTCCAAATCGTTGAAAGTTAAGAAGCATGACAAAAGCACTGAACAAACTCATGCCTTCATTACAGACAGTTTGGGCAATAGCTTTTGCAAGTCCTTGCTTAGTGTCTGCATCAAAGGTTTGCATGAACTCAATCTTTTTAGCCATCGCTTCGTATTCAAGAAACGCTGTGTATTCAGCTTCAGGAAATCCTAAAGTGTCATTAAGTAATGCATAGCTTCGCATGTGTATTGTTTCTCGCTGTGCAAACGAGAGCATCATCATCCGTGCTTCATTGTTCTTAATACGGGGTAAAAATACATCAACATAACTACCCCCAACTATCACATCAGATTGGGTGAATAGCCGGAGGATTTGAGTGATAAAGTTCTTCTCAGGTTGGGAAATCTTGCCTGACTTCCACTGGGTTAAATCTTCATTTAAGTCACACTCCCATTCACCCCACGCCAGCTTGTCATGTTCAATAGCTTGATTAACAAAGCTGGCATAGGAGAAGGGTTTAAAAGCGTTTGAAGTTGTTAATAAGGTCATTGATTATCCATGACAGGAAAGGCATTCATCATCATCGGCATAGTCTTTTAGAGCCACACGAGTAGGCTTAAAGCTGACAGTATCAGCCTTAGCTCCTGCGGAAGTTCGCAGGTAATAAAGTCCTTTAAGTTTCTTGTTGAAGGCACGTAGATGTACCTCATTGACGTAAGCCTTATTAGTCCCTGCTGGGAAGAATAGGTTTACGGATTGACCTTGGCAGATAAATGGTTGTCTATCCGCAGCATGGTCAATGACCCAGCGTTGGTCTAGCTCAAAGGCTGTCTTGTAGACTTCCTTGTGCCAATCATCCATCCATTCTAAATGCTGAACACTGCCATCATTAAGTAGGATTGATTTCCATTGCTCGGCTATCCACGACTCAGGCTTGTGTTGCCAGAGTTCAGCTTCTTCCCTAATCACTTTATCAAGGTAGGGGTTGCGAACTAGATGTGAACCTATCCGAGTACGATGAGTAAACGCATTAGACTTCAGTGGTTCAATTGAAGCACTGCAACCCGCAATGATGGACGAATTAGCATTTGGAGCAATCGCCAAGAGGTGACTATTACGGACACCTTCAACATCCGGACACGAGCCACGTTCTCCCCCCAGGCGAATTGTCGCTGCGGTAGCTTGTGCCTTGATATGAGTGAACATTGTCGTGTTATACGAGTTAGCCATTACAGACTCCCACGGCATGTTTGCACGTTGCAAAGCACTGTGAAATCCCATAGCTCCAAGGCCCAAACTTCTCTCTTGGGTTGCGCTAAAAATAGCTTTGCGAAGTTCTATTGGTGCGTTAAAACAGAAGAAGCTAATCACGTTATCAAGCATCGTGATGAGGTCAGAAACCGTTCTTCAGAGGTCGGTAAGTGGATTTCATTACATAAGTTTGACCCATGTATTTTAAGTCCCTTATCTTTCATCGCTGGCGGTAGATGCCTGTTCGCTTCATCAATGAAGTTAAGATATGGCTCACCAGTACGGAAGCGAATATCAAGTAGACGCTCCCATAGGTCACGAGCTTTAACAGTTTCACGGACTGTTAAATCAGCAGGGTCAATCAAGTCCCAATCACTATCAGACATGACCGCATCCATAAACGCATCAGGGATGTTTACAGCATTGTGTAAGTTAAAAGCTTTGCGGTTAGGGTCACCACCAGTTGGAACACGGATATTGATGAACTCAACAATGTCTGGGTGGCTAATGTTCATGTAGGCAGCATAAGAACCTTTACGAGTCTTACCCTGCCTGTAGGCAGTCATGTCACTATCAACAGTCTTTAAGAAAGGTATTGGTGAAGGAGCAACGTCACTAACACTGCGCACGTCAGACCAATGCCCACCCACTCCACCGCCTTTGACAGAGAGCCATCGAAGCTCGGATGTGTGATTGATAAGGCCATCAAGACTATCAGGGACATAATTAAGAAAACAGGATATTGGGAGTCCACGGACTTTTTCTCCTTGCGCAGGGGCGTTTGATAATAGGGGTGAGGAAAACATGAACCAGCCTTTACTGGCGTAGTCATAGATTCGTTGGGCTAACTCATGGTCGTTACGACAATAAGCTAAGGCTGCTCGTGCATAGGCATCTTGAGGGTCTTCACCATCACGACAGTAGTAGTCATTGAGAAGTGTTGCGGCTTGCTCAGACAGTAATTCGTTGCGAGTGTAGTCAACTACAATTGTCATTTAGCCACTCCGTTGTTTCTCTGATTCCTTTGAATCCAACTAGGGTGGCTCCAGTTTCAGTATTAATTATTGTGGGGACGCTACGCACTTTGTAATGAATGGCTGAATCAATATCTTTGCCGATGTCAATTTCTTCGTAGTCGATTTCTTCATGGTTAAGAACACTACTCACAGCTTTACAGGGCTGACACCCTTCCGTGTAGAATTTAATAATCATCGGTTGTCACCTGAACCCATCAAGGTTCCCCGTTCTTTACGGGACTGAAGTTTGTTCATATTCATAAGAGCCACACGTTCTAATGTGTATCCAAAATGCTCTGAAAGGACAGCAGCAAACCAAAGAACATCACCAACCTCTTGCATCAGGTCACTGACATTCAGAGGCTTATCACCTCGGTAATATTTAGCTACCTTATCTGCTACTTCACCAGCTTCAGCAGCCAGCCCAAGTGATAGGTATGGCAATGCATTATCTTTTGAAAAGATAGCTGTCTCTAAGGCAGATTCTTGATATAGGTTAAAGCTTACAAGGTCAGTCATAGGTGCGTCCTTTAAGGTCTTGCCATAGCTCGGCATAGTGGATTATTTTTCTAACATCAGATTCAAACTGACCTTTGTGTGGCGCACGGGTCGCATACTTCACGATGTTGGCTGCACAGAAGTCGAGTTCATTTAGCATGATGTATTCAATGGGTTGGATTGGGTGAACATAATGGTCACCCCCTTCTTGGCGGGATAGACCTACTTTAATTTTGGTGGTGTCCATAAGATAATATTTCCATCATCAGTGATGTCATTGAATCGTAAAATTCGGGCACATCGGGCTTGGGTTAATG